GTGCCTTGCCCGCATTGACTCCGGCTTCGGTTAACTGAAGTATCTCTTCTTGGCTTACATTTGCCTTAGACGCTATCTGAGCCATCGCCAAAAGCACACGATCAAGATTCTCTTTTGTTCCACCGCTTAGAGCGTTCGCCTTTCCAGCCGCCGCAACCATTCTAAAGGCATCCTCCCGCCCTACATCTGCTCGCCTTAATCTGAGGTAGCCAGTCGACGCTTCTTGAAGTCCAAGTCCGGGAGCCTTGGCAATTTCCTTGAGTCTTGTTATAGACCGTCGAGCTTTATCCGCACCGCCCTCAACCGCCTCAAGAGAAGATGTAAGAGACTCAAAAGCCGCCGCCTTTTGCATAGCTCCACCGAGAAAATTCACCTCGGCTGCCAATACTGCACCTCCCACCGCAACTGCCGCAAGAACGGCTTTCAAGGCAACTGCTCCAACGTTTACTTTGCTAAACATTGAACCAAACGATGAAGATGTTTGGGAGTTATCTTTAGCGATAGAGCCAGAAGCATTTTTAACGTCTTGAGCACCCGCCTTGTACCTTGAGGAATCAAGGACATATTTGGATATAACTTCTTCAACTACTACGCTTGCCATTTTATCAACCTACAAAAGCCATCGCTTGCATCAACATTGCTACCGCTGGTTCTGCCTCTTCCATGTCGAGAAGAGCACTTGCCACCAACTCCGCTAGATGTTCGCTCTCTGTCTTACTTAGTTCGTCACAATGCTTTCCGTAGACTCTGGCGGCAATTCTGAGTTGCCATCTTCGGACGTCATTGGACTCAAGTCTTTTTTTTCTTCTTCCACCTTAGAGACGAATTGATTGTAACCAATGGATTGGTGATGCGTCTCAATCTGATTGATAAGCGAGTTGAGGATATAACCACCGCCCGCCTTGGTCATCTGCAAGGCTTGGTACTGGTTAAACTTCGTAGGCTCGCAACTGTTGTAATAGAGACCAACCACACCGACTGCCTCTTCCCATGTAATCGGCAAGAACGCTTTCCAAGCATCGGGAACTCGCTCGGATTGTACGAGCTTCCAGAACTTGCCCATCTCTGCCTTAAAGTCCTCGATGAACCCTAAGCGGTCTGGCACTTTGCATACGATCGCTTCCCCGTCTGGAAGGTAGATGTTGAACGTCTCTTCCTCAAGTGGCTTGGCATATTTAGACACCAAGTCATCGGGTGACTTGGGCTTCATCATGCTTGTTCTTTCGCCTCATCCTTGACGGTATTCACTTCTTCCTTAACTTCTGGTTCGCAGTTTACGGGCTTAAAGCCGCCGCCGAGTTCTACCTTTTCTTCTTTTGCCATTGTTCGTTCTCCTAACAATTATTGTAAGGTTACCTTACGACTTAACGAGAGTTCCAAGTCCCTTGAAGTTGTACTGCTCGGTTACAATCCCTTGCTCTGGAACCGTGAATGTTGCCGAGTCAATCAGCGTAGAGCCCGTGTAAGTGCCGATTGTTTGTATAGTCGCTACAAACGCAATCAGCGTGGTTCCCGTGAGTACCGAGGTGAGAAGGGTTGAGCCAGTAACGGTGGTCGGTGTTCCTCTTTGCTCGAACTCAATATTAACCAAGATAAGCCCATCTCGCTCGGTCGCAATCTCAGCCGAGGTTAAGGTGATTGGAAGCACCAGCACCACACCACCAACGCTCAAAGATAACGTAGTCTCAACGCTTGAGAGCGTAGCATTGTTGACCGTCTCCATGAGGGTAGTTGTATCAGCGTCAAGGATTTGAAGGACACCCGAACCCGTAAACTTGGTTCCCGTGGCTTGATACGTCTCGAAGCCGTCTGCAAGTGCCGAGCACTCTTGAGAGGCGGTTGTCACGTTAATCGTGCAAGAACGAAGTTTGGCGGTAATGCTTGCAACGATAGAGGCAACGGTAACGGTAAGGGATGTTTGGCGGGTCGTGGTCACGGTTCTCATGACCTCGGTTTTCGCTTCAAACATTCGCTTAACTGGGGTTGAGAGAGCGTGGCGAGCGGCTCCCGCTTTGCCCTCCTCAGTCTTGACGCCAACCTTAAAGCTGACGTTGGTAAAGTCGGCAAGGTAGGATGTTCCCCCAAGCGTGTAGGCTGTTAAGTCTCCGGCGGCGTATTTCATGGTTGTCTATTTCTCTTTTGAAAAGTGTCTCTAAAGGCTTTGCGGTACTCTTTCACTCGTTTACCTAAGGCTCCTTGGTCTCCCTTTCCGAAGAGACCTCTTCCGACCATTTTGTTAGTACCACTAGGTAAGACGGCAAACAATGCACCTTTAGCACTCTTGTTGAATCCCGCCGTAATAATATGCCTTCCACCCGGTGTATCTAGCTTCGCAAACTTTGAACGCCTAAGACCTCCGGTGATTTGACCCATTGGCAACGGAGGTGCAACGCCTTTCCTTCCGGCGTTTCTCTTTCTACCCGTTGAGGTTGATAATGCCGCCGACTTACCCCGACCGTAAGGGTGGCCAGTTTGCCTTAGCCACTTGAGACGGGCTTTACCACTCGGGCTGGCTCCGGTCGTAAACTCGTTGAGGTCACGCTCAATCTGCTTCCTTATCTCCTTCGCACCCTCTTCCATATTGGCATCTATTTGCTTGAACTTTGCCACAATTGCATCATAGCTTTGCATTGCGTCTCGCTTTACTGCCATACCGTAGTCCTCACCGTAAAGGTAACAAGCACTCCACAAGCATCGTCTGCGTCATCCATGGGAATCGGTGACCACGTTGTAACCAAGGGAAGGTAGCCAACGCCACCGAGAGCGGCCGGAACCGTTGGAAGGCTTCCCGAGTTCTCAGAGAAGGGTGTTAAAAGATTGATGAGTGCTTCTGCTTGCTCTGCCATCAACTGCTGAGGTTCCTTGCTGGTTGGGACTGCGAACTTACCGCCTATAGTCCATGTCCAAGTTTGCTCAACGCTTCGCCCCGCAAGGTTACGATCACAACTCTCAAGGGTTATGACCGCCAGAGGAAGTGCAACATTCGGCTTCGGGTTTCTCCCTCCAGAGGTCGCCATCACGCTCCATGCCGTCAGCACGTTATCAGCAATCGCATTGAACAAGTCGGCGTAATGAGCCATTAGTGTCTATCCTCGACGGCGTAAATTGCTATGTGGTCGGTGAGCAATCCTTGCTCCAAAATCTGTACTTTCTCGATGGCGTAGGTTCTGCCGTCAAAAGTAATCTTCCCGCCAACTGTTGAGTTCGTCTTGTTGGTGGATGTTGGGTCAAGATAGAAAGCCCACCCGTTGGTAACCTCTCTGGCGAAGGCATCGTAAGCCGCTTGTGGTGAGAGCCATTGAGCACAGCCAGAAGCACTGACCCCCACTGAGGCCGTATAACCCGTGATAACGTTGTTGGCGTCCGTGGTCGGCGTCTCCGTGTAAAGGGTAAACGTATGAGGTTTGATTGGTACGCTCATGAGAGCCTATAACCCTCGGCAATGTCTCTAGCCCTCTTGCGGAAGATGTCGCTTGAATCATCGGGCATGGACATTTCAACAAGCCCCGTTTTGAGACGTGATACCCGACCTTGCTTGCCGTCATTCTCCTCCATAACCCTCGCCGATGCGAGGTATAGGATGGCGTCATTGATTGGATCGCCAATGTTCGCCGAAGACATATAGCCCCAAGGTGCGGTGATTTCAAGCCTAAAGGATGGCTTGGTTCTGAAGATAAGCTGATTGTACGGGGCTGAGTAATCGGGTAGCAGCCAGTCATCGTACTGGTTCATCGTCTGCCCAACGTTGCCCGTTTCCACGCCACTCTTAACTAAGGTTGGGGCGGCTGACAAGGGAACGGAGAGGTCAAGAATATAACCCCTCCGGTCTGCTTGAATGTCTCTTGGGTCAAACACTTTTAACGAAGAGACGGCTTGAAATGGCGTCACCCCAACCAACTTCTCCCACTCACCAATAGCGGTGTTTAAGAGCCTTGTTTGATCTGCCGCTGAGAGAGCGGTAGCAACAAAACCCTTCGCTAGAAGGTAAGTGCCGAGGTCGGTTGAGGTGATATATGCCATGTCTTAGAGGTAGGAGCCAGCTACCACTACTGGTTGAGCGGCGTTCTGGTTTGCGGTGGTAACTTGGGTGACTGCAACGCCTCTCGATTTGAGGTAGCACTTGATACCGCTAATGGCGGTGTTTGCTACTGCTCGGGTGGTGACCAGTCGGAAGTACCGATTTGTCAACTCAGAGAGACAGATTGTAACCGTCTTGTTCGTGTCCGCATCTGTCCATGCATAGGTAGCACCTACGATGTTTGCCCAAGTGGATCCATTATCGCTTCGCTGAAGCTGAAAGGTTCCAGTTCCAGTAGCGGTAACCACACCGAGGTCAATGACCAAGTTGAGCCCCATGTCTGCAAGAGCGTCAATGGTCGAGCTGTTGACGGCAGTTGTACCAGCAGCCAAAGGCTTGGTTGTTGCGGCGGTTGCGTCTGGGAAGACGGTGACGATTTCATATTCGTTGAATGTAGGCATGATTAGAGAACCCTCAAGCGGCTGAACGCTTCGTCGAGAACTGGAGCACCATCGCTGAACTTGTGCATGACATAACCGTACTCACCGTTGGAGGCGTACGGGTCTTGGTCGAGCACTTGTACCGAGAGGTTCATGAAGTCGTAGATTCGGTAGAAGTTGAAGTCTCCGAAGACGGCCGCATAAGTTCCAGTTGTAAGAGCTGTTGGAGCACTTTCTGATTCGTACAATGGTCGCCCCTTGAGGTTCATTGGTGTACCAACCGAAAGGACGTTACCGATACCAGCAGACTCCGTGAAGATGTACTGGTTCGCCGAGTCCTTGAGCTTCATAACGAGTTGAACGAATTGGCGAGAGCCAACCCAGCTACCTCGGTTCCGCACAGTTGCCTTGACGTTCATGATCGTATTGATGATATCGTCAGCCGCAATCGCCGCACCTACTGAAACCACGTCTCGTGAAGTTGGGATACCGTCAGCGGAAGCGGTGAAGATGCCGAGCCATTGCCCAACGCCGTTACCTTGCATCGCCGCATCTTCTTCCTTGAGCCTTGAAGCGTAGTCAAGTTCGCCGCCAAGCCATTGCTCAACGTTGATAACCGACTGGTCAATGAGAAGCCGAGACGCTGAAGTTCTAACGGTCACTCGGTGAGGTTCAAACTTTCGTTGCCCAACCACTGCACCGGAGGTGATAGCGGTTTCTGTTTCGCCTTGCCAGTAAGCGGTTAACCTTGTATTCTGTCGAGGAATCGCAACATTCGCATTGATTTGCTGAACGTTGGAGATTTGTCGCATGAAAATGGGGTTATCCACCGGCTTGATAATCTCTTGAGCCAAGGCTGTTGGAACAAGGAAACCACCCGCTGTGTTAGGGTTAACTTGCTGAGCGGCTCGGATTTGTGAAAGCTGGCTGTTGTCACCTCGAAGGTAACCTCTCCATGCTCGAACAAGTGCGTCTTCTTGCTTGCTGTCTTGAGCGTTGCCACCCATGATGGACGGGTTGTTACCCTCTGCCATTTGGAATGAGCGAGCGTTGTCGATTTGGGAGCGTAATTCAAGCTCCTTCTTTGCGTCGAGCATGTCGGCAACTGCCTTGTCAAAGCGGGCTTCCACGTCAGCTGGCATAACTTTCTTGCCGGCATATTCGCTTCGGGTCGCATCAACAAAACTTACCGCTTCGCTCAACATTTGGTTGAGTTCTTGGTTAGATTTCATCTTAGTAGTTTCTCCAACTGGGCAAACTTCACCGCTTGAAGCTCTTGAACCGTTGGCTCATTTGCTCGTGTTAGTAGCTCATCCAGATTGCTCCGAATCGCTTCTAACCGCTCAAGGGTCGCTTTGCCTAGTGTCTTGTCTTGAGCTTCTCGAAGTACGAGTACCTCGGTGGCTCTGGTTGTGACAATCTCAACCGCATCAAGAACGGAGGAGAGTTCGTCTGCGAAGGATTTGCCAGCATGAGCACCCTTCAAACTGTTTCGGACTTCCGAGGCTTCCGATTCTGGAACCGCCGGGAAGTTAACTTGGCTTACCTCATACACTTTAGCCAGTCGCATAATTAAGTAACATTCACGGTTGCACTTGCGGATGGACTCGACATTAAAGAGGTTCTTGTCCATTCCCAAGGTATCAACCATTCTCAGCATTTCCTCTCCGTTCTCAAACTCGAGGTAGTCGCCGATTGTGAAGCCGATAGAGAGCCCCACCTTCTTACCAGCAGCCAATCTTTCAAGAGCCACGGTGCGAGCGTCCTTAGCGGCTGGGGTTGAATGGTATTCAACCTCAACCTCAACGCCAACCCCGTTATCTATTGCGGACTTGATATAGCCAATGGCGAGATCGTCGGCATCATGAGACTCTAGGAAGGAACCGTTAGCCACAAAGTCTGGAAGGGCGGCGGTTGCGGAGCCGGGAGCAAAGACGGAACAATAAGAATCCAGTTCCCCGTACTTTAATGCCATTCCTTTTAATCCACCGTTAGAGGCTTCTGCCCCTTCCATGCGGAGTTCAAATTGTCTTTCTTGTCGAGTTGTAAAATTCATGTTCTCGGACTTCTCTTCTTTAATGACGAACTCATAAGCCCTTTTGAACCATCTCATACCCGGCTCGCCTCCCCAAAGAAGGGCGGCAACCATTGCGGGGCTATCCTCTGGCTCATCAAGAAAGCGGGCATTTCTTCCCCACCATCGGTTACCCTTGCGAATCTTTGCCTCGGTCTGCTCTTCGCCTCGTGCCATTGAGCGGGCTTCTTTAATGGTGGCTGGCTCTAAGCCGTCCCCACCCTTACCTTCCTCAAACATCACCAAGCCACGCTTACACGCTCTCTGTACTCCAACGGGTGGAACCATTATATTCTCTGCCATTCTCAATCATTCTCCAATGTTACGGGCTTAATTGTCTGCACCTTCTTACCGCCTACCTCAAACTCAAGATGACACTTACAGTTACCAAGGCATGGAGTGTCACACGCTCCCGGCGTGGTGAAGAGGTCATCCTTGAAGTACGGGCTGATACTTGCTAGTCGTGGACAATCTGAACAATGCTTTTCAGCACCACCCAGCACCCAAGTTATCTCTGTCTCGAGGTCCAAAGCGTCTACCGATGCTTGAGCACTAATGCCCCTCGCCTTGCCCATGTATAGCTTCTGGCGGTTAAGTATCTGGTCGAGCATCAAGTCTCCCGCCTCATCGGTGTAACGGCCGTCGAGGATGTCATCTATAAACCCTTGAAGGTATTCGGCGTCATCGTCTGCAATCGCTCTGGCTGCTAGGATGTCGAGTTCCTCAAAGCTGGTCGGGTCAACGCTTACTAAGTCCCTCCCAATCCAATGAGAGTTTGCGTTCGCTTGTAAGATGGCATCAAAGAAGTTATCTGCCCATGCCTCGACGTTTCCACCGCTTACCAATCGCTTGCTGGCGTTCTTGGCGGTGTTCCAGTTGAAGTTCAACATATCCTCATACCAACGCTGATAACTCCGACCGGGCTTATCAAAGGCGGCGGGCATCGCACGAATTTCTACCACCTTGGGAATAAAGGTGAGCTTTCTTGCGGTGCTTTCGGTGATATGTTGGCAAGGCATTTTAGCTTTCGAGTTGGATGTCTTCAAGCCGTCTTAGTTGGCTCTTGTTATAAGTCTTCACGCTTCGGGTGGTCGGGAGTGGGCTTGCTAGAGCGTTCATGTCGAACCAAGTGCGAGGGTCTGCCAAGTCGTCTTGGAAGCCGAGAGACTTTCTGAACTCGCCACGGGTAGAAGCTCCAGCCTTGAACGCTAACTCTGCCCTTGTGTACTTGGCGGTGATGTCCTCATCGAGCTCTCTGTACACGCTTGGGTCAAAGGCTAAGAACTCGTTCGCCTTAAGCCCAAGCCCCTCATTGGCATAAGCCTTGTCAAGGGTCGCTGAGATAACGGAGAGCAAGGAGAGAATAGTATCCTCAATAAAGATTTCTCTCGCCTCTGAGATATTGTTATAAGTCTTGGAATCGCTAGGCAATCCAACAATCATCGGGTCAACCCCGAGAGAGGCAAGAAGTTCGGTCATCGTGTGAACCTTCTGCTCAATGGCTTTAATGTCGGTCGGTGACATCGCAACCCGTGTAATCTCGAAGGCTCCCGGCAAGTCCATCGCTTGCCCTCTTCTATCCCTTGAGAATGACTGCCAACGATCACGCATAGATTTCCGCTGTTCTTGCGTTGGCTCCATTGCGTTAGGGTCTTTCGGTGAGAAGATGACACCGGGGATACCCATGTTTGTCATGAGTGTAGCGGCGTAGTTGCTCGCCTCGTTATCAGTGACTACTTGCCTCAATGCGGCCATCAACGGGGACATCCCAAGGGCGGGGTTCGCCACGTCAACCATGCCATCTCGAAAGTGGATAATCTCTGAGGGAGCGGCGTAGAACATCGCACCGCCTCCATAAGGGGTTATCTGGTAACGGGTAATCAACTCGTTCCCATTGTTGGGCGTCCCGTCAACGTGTATATCGCTCTTCGGAACCACTTGCCAAGGCATCAAGGGAGCCAAGCCAATCAAGAAGCCAGTCTTGCTTCTACGCTTGAGAAGGTAGGCATTTCCGTACACCTTGAGCGGGCAAGCAATCGCCTTGAGTATGGTCGCTTCATCCAGTCCGGGCATCGGAGCGGTGAAGGAGAAGAGTCGTGGGTCTGGCTTGTAGTAGTAGCTACCGTCTGGGTTAACGGTCTTAACCGTTAACTTGGCTTGAGCTACCTTCTGAGCGATTTTGCCGAGTCCGATAGCTACCGTCGAATTTGACTCAATCTGCCCCGCTTCGGTTCGCCAGTTCCTATCTGTTGCCCCATATCTGAGGTAGCCGCCCATCGTCGAGGTTCCACCTACGAAGGGTAGCCCGGTGAATTGTTGGTCTCGGTTCCGTGGCTCCCGCCCGACTGCTCTAATTTCAAGTCCAAATAATTTCATGCGTTACCAGTTCCAAACATTGTTACTACTCACCAATTCATTAAAGGCTCCCGCCAAAGCATCCACTTGGTCATCATGCTTGCCCGTGGGGAATTGCCTAAGTTCTTCTATAAAGGCGGTGTTCCAGTTAGCCCTAATAAGAGAGACGTTACCACCGTTGAATTGTGATGCAATACCATCCGCTCTGGTCTCCTTGCTCCCCGTCTCCCTCACTGCTTTGGCATTGTAACCACTCAAGAGCCGAAGGTAGGCGAGGGCTTGGTCTTTACCCGCACTGCCGGGATCTTCGGGAACCACTACCCGAACCGCTACCCCGTCTTGCCTTGCGGTGGCCAGCATCCGTTGGTTTCTCGCATCGGTTCCTTCTTGGAATCTCTGAACGTCGAGGACATAGTACCGCCCGTTGGCATCTTTCCCTACAAGTACACCCGCTGTATAGTCACCCTTCCCAGAGCTGGCTGCAACGTCCCACTTTCGCACTCGCTCCACCATTGGCGGTAGTTCCCGCTCATCAATGAAGCTGGCTCGGTCTACCTTGAATATCGCACCATCTCGAAGGCTTGGGTTCCCTTGAAAGAGGGCTTGGAAGTTGTACTCGCCCATCTGCCTTCTAACCGCCTCAAGGAAGTTTAACGGCTTGACCTCCGGCCACAACGCCTCACCCTCACCCCTTCCAAGCGGGTCATTTTCTTCTGCAATGGCGGGTAGGTTAATGAATGTCCAGCTATCATCTCCTTGAGCCTTAAGCCGTCCAATCAAGTCATCATGATGCCATCGGGTGGCAATGACAAACGCCTTGGTGCGAGGGAAGAATCTCTGAACTACGCTACCAGTCCACCAGTCCCAGATATTATTCCGCTCGGTCTCACTCTCCGCTTGCATTCTATCCTTTATGGGGTCATCACAGACAAGGAGAGATATAGGGTTTATCCCCGTAGGAGCTGAGCCAACGCCACGGGCAACCAATCTCGCCCCGTTGGTTAATCTCCACTCACTCATAGCATTGGAGGACTCGTCAAGAATGTTTAACTCCTTGGCAAGTTCTCTAGCGGGTCTTGAGAGGTTACGGTCTGCGAAGTCTTGAGAGTATCCCGTGAAGACTATGGCATCTTGTGGGTTTCTCATGCCCCAGTAGATGGGCAATCGGGTAGTAATTGTTTGGCTCTTACCGTGTCCCGGAGGAAGGGAGATTGCTACGTTCTGGTACTCGCCCTTAATGGTCTTGTCTACGATCTCGCAAAGGTACTCAACGTGACGGGGATAGCTATAGTGCTTCGGCTTCTGGGTCTGATACCATTGGCTGAACGTCAAGGGCATCGCTTGGAGGTGGCTCAGTAACTCCTCTTGCTCTTGCAAGGTTAACAAGGGTAGCAATTCTCTCAATTCGTTCTGTGTCGGTAAGCCCTTGGAGTGGGTTATCTCCAGAGGTTGCGTCAATTTGTTGGAGTCCTCCATATTTGCCTAAAAGGTCAAGTGCCTTCATGTACTCTTGCGGGGTTGAGGCATTGTCCATGATTTCAAGGAGCCGAGGTATTCGGGAGTCGAACGCCTCAGCACACGCCCTCCGAATCTCGCTCTTGGGTCTGCCACCGCCTCTGTTTCCAAAGTTAGTACCTTGTTTTAATGCCCCTCCGTGGGCTTGTGGTGTTAATCCTTCACCGAAGTTTTCACCGGAGTTTTCTTGGCTCATGAACCTAAAGACGAGTTTACCCGCTGGTTATTTTCTGAACTCAGCAATCAGCCTATCAGCCAGCACACCTTGACCCGCTAGAATCAAGGCAACTCTTAATTGGTCGCAGACCATGATAATTCGCTCGCCGTCCTCTTGCGACACCTTCACCACGAATACGCCAAGGTTCTTTAGAAGCCCTCCGAGGTTAAAGCCGATGCGGAAGTTTGCGTTCATAATTGACCCAGCCCAAGCCCCGTCAAGGCTCCGCTCACCGCACCCGCTAACCATCTCTTGATAGCTAATGCCCAGTTGAAGTGCTCTATCGCCTCATTGCTTTTCCAAGCGTTGAGGTCTACGAGAAA